ACGAGGTTGTCGAGGTCGTCGGTGCCGCCTCTGTCGTGTTCGATGAGGTGGTCGGCTTCGGTGGCTGGTTGGCCGCACCAGTGGCATGCGGGATGGTCGGCCAGCAGTCGTCGCCGGTTGGCGAGGTAGGTCGGGTCGCTGGTTCGTTTGGGCATTGGCTCCCGCCTCACTTCGTTCGTTGGGTCGACGCTTCGGGGAAGGGCACCCCTCGCGTCCTCAACCATACCTGGGTGCGTGGGTGGTGTTGTGCCCCCCACACTTCAGGTAACTAACCTCGGCAGCCGGATTGATTAGGGCGGACTCCGTTGGCCATTTGACGTTTGGAAACGCTGATCCCTCACGTCGACGCATGAGGGCACACCCACGTTCCCGTGTATTCCCATAGCCGGGTTCAGAGGCCGGCAAGGGCTGGATGCCTACCCGTGAGGGTGGTGGTTCAGTTGTGGGTGGGCATCGTAGCCCGGACGTATCAGTCGATGTGGGCGTGTCGCAGTTCGGCTTCGTCGCTTGACCATCGGCTTCCAACCATCGTGATGACTTCCCACCCTCGATCGGTTTTCGGTCTGATGAACAGGACGGTCGCCCAACAGTTGGTGGTTCGCGGTACTAGCACCTCAAGCGGGCGGATCGGCTGTTGCCACGGATGGTTCACGGGTTACTCCTTGATAGTCGGGTAATGATTTCGGGCATGTCAGACGGATACCACAAGTACGCCTCCGCCCCTGCGGCCGCCAGCGTTCGCAACCACAGTTTCTGCATGACGGACACGCGACCTTTTTCCCGCTTCAACTCTGCAAAGATCAGTTCCCCAGCTCGAGGGCGTGCCAATACGAGATCAGGGAACCCTGCGTCACCTTGAATGGCGGTCGCCCATATGCCGGGGCGAATCTGTGCGGGCCGCTGGTGCATGACAAGCCAGCCACGCAGACGGGCCACCTCAATCACCGCTGACTGGAAATCGGCTTCAGTCATGGCGATGATTCTTTGCTGACCAGTCCCGCAGGTCGGTCATAGGTAGCAGTTCAATGATCGGCATCTCGTACACTCGCCGTTTTTTGCGGTCGGTGAAGAACGGGGCGTTGGCGATCAGTGCGTCCTCGACGCGGGCCCAGCCGTGCAACGTCACTTCGTCATGGTTTACATAGGCGTGCACGAAAATGTGTTTGTAGCCGTCGATGAGGCGTAGCGGACTGTCGGGCACACGGGTGGATTTCACGTCGATGCCGGGCAGGTCGTCGCGGTGAGCTGTAACACCCGTCCACGGTAAACGCAGGTATTTGGAGCAGGCGTATTCAGCGATCGCACCCTGTATGTCGTCCTCCCAGCCGGTGCGGCCGATCCGGTCGGTGGTGTCCTGATAGCGGCCGATGGACTCGATACGTCGACGCACACCCACGGTGGCCGCCATGTTCAGTTCCTCTGCTGACAGTCGGGTAGTAGGCATCAGAACGGTGCTTCCTCAGTCTGTGCCGCTTTCAGACGGTCAATTTCGGCGGATGCGTCACGCCGCGACAACGCTCGAGGGTCGCCCTGATACTTCAACGCACGCAACAATTTGATCTGTGCGTCGGACGGGCCGTCGCCGGACGGTGCAGGTGTGCCGCCCATGCGTTCCACCTTGCCCATCTCCTCCCTCGAGGGTCGCTTGCCAGCCTGATAGATCCAGTTGGCAAGGGCACGACCGATCGCGGACGTTTCGCAGTTCTCCACATGGCTGGTGGCGTTTACCCCACGGTCGGTTTTCTCCTCGTAGGCGTAGCCGGTTGCGGTCGGGTGCGGGTCGTCCCGATGGCGAAACACTTCAGCCCGAAACAGGCAGGCGTGGTCGTCCATGCGGACAAGTTCGGACATGATCCGGCCGTCAGGGTTCGCCGCCCAAAACAAGGCCAAACGCTCCTCCACGGTGGCGTACGTCGACAGGTCAAACCCCACGATCATCCTCCTGTTGCAATCTGACAAGGTTGTGGAAATGTTCGGCTTTGTAGCACTTGAAGCACCACACGCTCCATGAGCCGGGCGACCAATGGAAAATGTCGTCGCCAGCGAGGCCACGACCACAGCGACAGCATGCACCAGCGGTCGGACGTTGGAGGCGGGGCCGGTCAATCATTGAAGCCGCCAAGGTTCAGTTGCACGATCGTGTCAGCGGTCGTTTTGGTCATGGCGGACGGCATCACGTCAAGGCTGTGCAAACAGTACGCACATTCGTAGAGGGCACGTCGCAGTACGTCACGCTCGAGGCGTAGGCGTTCGATTTCGGCCACCAGCGTTTGAATTTGGTGGGCGGCCTGCTCCATGGCGGCGGTTGCTTCACGCAGAACGTGGGCGAGCGGGTCGATGTTGTCGGGCATCGGGTCTCCTTATTGTCGGGTTCGTCGGCCACTGTACACAAGGCCTGTGGTGGATTTGTGGATGCCAGTTCGTTTGCGTTCAAAGGTCAATTTGACAAACGAACATAAAGATGCTAGTTTATAGATATGACCCGAACTAAAGGTGCCCTGAACCCAGCGAGATTTTGTTGCTACGCGTACGACGGTTCGCAGACTGGGCCTCAATATCGAGGCGTGCAATTTGGCAAAGCTATTGCTTACAAAGAATTCGCAAACGCGGCAGCCGCCGAAAGGTGGCTAAACACAACGTCAAGACGTTTGCTTCCAAGAGTCTTGTCGTTGAAAAAGTATGACCTAATGTCAGGTTGCTACATGGGCCACGGTGGTGGCCAGTGGCTTGCGAATGAAACAGCATCAATTATTCAATGACCTTAGTGTCACCGGTTTGTAGGCATTCCCTGAACTTGATTTGTGGATTCGAGTGCGTTCGCGTTCGGTGGTGCCACCCCAAATGCCGATCAGCGACCGGGGCGAAAACGACATGGCATACACGATGCAGTCGTTCACGACGGGGCAAGTGCGGCAAATCTGCTTGGCTTTCTTCGTTTTGCGGATGCCGTCCTGTCCGGGGCCGGGGAAGAACAGTTCTCGAGGTTCGCCAATGCAGGCCGCTTTGGTCATCCAGTCGGGACGGTTTACGTCTAACACTGGCGGCTCCACGGCTCCCAACCACAGCCACGGTGATGGTCATGCCAACGCCAAATCTCGAGGGCCATCGCAAGGTTGACAGCCGGATCGTTGATCGCGTCCCACGACCCGAACAAGTTGGCGGTTTCGTCTTCCCACACCCTATTCACCTGCATGGGGCCATGATCGCCACCGTTGAATTTTGGGTGTCCGGGGATGATGTTGAGACAGCGGGATTCCTGCCACATCTCCTCCAACACGTTCACCAGTTCCGCCTCCGGCCAGCCGACCTTGAGCACCAGCGGTGCCCATTCTTGGCAGGGCGTGTCGGGGGCTATCAGCATGCCCAAATCGGCTTGCATCGCCTCATGAGCCGTTTTAGGGGCCTCTGTGGTGGTCGTGGTGGTGCTGGTGGGCGTGGTGACGGGTGCCAGCAGGATCGTGGGTTTCGGTGCCATCGTGATGGTCGCCACGCTGGTTTGCGGTGGGCGGCCGTCGACCAGCCGGTGGATCAGGTCACCTCCCACCGTCATCGAGGCGGTCAGCCCGGCGAATAGCACAAGCAGGTGTTTGGGTTTCATGGTTCCTCCGTGTCGGGTTTCCGAGGTCGGGAGGGTTCTAACAGATGCGTGCCTCTATGTCACGTCTTTCATTTGAGGCGGGCGGGGACGGGTGTCGCGTCCGCCCAGTTATCCACATGGGTTTCCACATGTATCCACATGCCTCCGGGGCCGGGCGATTTGGGGATCATGCCTTTACCGGCCTGCCAATACCGTTTGCCGGTGTAGTCGTGGATGCGTTGGATGCCAAGTTCTTTGCTGTAGTTGATCAGCCACGGCAGGATGATCCATTCGAGCTGTGCCCGGTCGGTGTAGCCGAGGTCGAGGGCGGCTCCGAAAGCGTGGGATGACCATACGGTGCCTCCGCGGATCGGTCGCCGGTTGTAGATGCCGAGGTTGGTCATCTTCCATGTGTCCCGACAGTAAGCGTGGATTTGCACAAGGTTCGGTGATTTGGTGACGTATGGGGCGGCGGGTTCGCCCATTTTTTGCCACGATTTGAATTTGGTGGCTTTCGCCATCAGTAATCGCCTTCAGGTAGGAGGATACGGATGTCGACGGTGCCGGATGAGGTCACACCGTAGAGAGCGTTTTTGGGTGGCAGGCTGATCGTGGAGGTCACGTCTTTTTTGGTGACCAGCCCGGTGGTGGTGGTGACGGCTGATCCGCCGATGTGGATGTCGGTGCCGACCGGCTCGATGTAGATGATGCGGGTGGCGTTGGCGGTGGCGGCGACGAGGACGGTGGGGCTGGTGGTGACGGTGATGACGGAGGCGATCATTTGGGGTCTTTCTTTTTGATGATCGGGTCGACTGGTTTGTTGGTCAATGCGGCCATTCCATTACCCACGGAGTACCCGGTAATGAGCGTAATGACGGGCAAACCTTGGTCGGTTTCGATGGCGTT